TCCATAGGCATCCAACGTACTGCTTGTTTTACCCACTGATTTAATCTTAACTGTCTAAATGAATTTTCCTCACCAGGATTTTGTTTTGCTGATTCACAAGCTGCTTTCACTTTGTCTATTCCAACTGTAACACCTAAAGATGGATTAGCTTTTTTCCATACTTTCGGGTCAGTCCAATCATCACTTTCATCTGCACCATAAATTAAAGGATAAAATGTAGGGTCAATTTTTCTCCCCTCTAAAATATCTTTTGCCTTTTGATGTGTTTCATAGCAAATTGAATTAGTGTCCGTTCCTGCAGTTGTAATTAAAAAATATAATGGTTGAGTTCTAGCATCGCCTGAACCTTTAGTCATAACATCAAATAATTTTCTATTTGGTTGAGTGTGTAATTCATCAAATACTACACCATGAATATTAAAACCGTGTTTACTATATGCCTCTGCCGATAGTACTTGGTAAAAACTATTGGTTGGTAAATATACTATTCTTTTCTGCGAGGCTAGTATCTTAACTCTTTTATTTAACGCTGGACACATACGAACCATATCAGCTGCAACATCAAATACAATAGTAGCCTGTTGACGGTCAGCAGCACAACCGTACACTTCTGCTCTTTCTTCGCCATCTCCACAAGTTAAAAGCAAAGCTATTGCAGCAGCAAGTTCTGATTTACCTTGCTTTTTAGGAATTTCTATATATGCAGTATTAAACTGCCTATAACCATTCGGCTTTAATATTCCAAATAAATCTCTTATAATTTGTTCTTGCCAATCGATAAGTTCAAATGGCTTTCCTGCCCACGTTCCTTTAGTATGACATAAGCATTCAATAAAATTAACAGCATAATCTGCTGCATCTTTATCGTAAATTGAACCTTTAGCTTTAAACTTAGTTGGCTTATATTTTTTAAGTTTTCTCAACCAAGCTCACCTCCTCAAATTTTTTAGGTATAAGAAAACACCGATTATTTCTAACCGATGCTTAAAAAAGTATTTTTCTATTCAACTTTATATACTCTTGTATATTGATGAATTATTTCTAAAATTTTCTCTTGTTCTTTTTTATCAATCCCAATACTATCTAATGCCTCACGTGTACCACAATCTTTACATATATATGTAATGTTATCAACTCTTGAAAGAGTTGATATATCAGGATAAACTTTACCACACTTTGGGCAATTTTTAATTATAAGTTTATTATTATCCTTCATAAGCATTTCTCCTACTATCCTTCTAGGGTTATATCTGAGATTTCTAATTAGTCCTTGTAAATTTTTTACATCTTTGTATATCAGTATTTTAGGTACAAGTTCACATTTCTCATTGTATATCCCTTTAATACGTGAATCTTTTTGAAATTTCCATTTTCTACCTTGTTCATCCCAAACTGACCAAGTATTATAACTATTCTTACTTGCAGTATTTTCAAACTTTCCTATTCTAAAGTGTGTAGCTGCAATTTTTGCTGCTTTATTTTTTGTAATATTATTCCTTTCTACTTCAATGCCTATGGTTTGATTTTTTATTTGAAATAATTCTGCATTTATCAACTCCATGAACAATGCTAAGCCCTGAACCATTGTCCCATCTCACACTAATAGATCCAATATCATCAACACCCATTATTGTTCCTTTTGTTCCAATAGGTGGTGCTTGCATATCATCCATTTTTATAAGTTCTACCCTCATTCCTTTTTTGTATTTATTGCGTAAGTGTTTAACTATTTCTCTATTTGGAAAGTTCATATAGAATACCTCCTTTATTTTTACTACTCTATATATCACTCAAAACTCTAGAAATAGCAATTGATTTTAGATAACACAAAACATACGCAATGAAGTGCTACTCCATTTTCCCCACATCATATATTCAGCAGAATAAGAGTGAGGATTTTTAAGCTACTTTCTAATTTGATGAAAATCCTCCTGATCCATCAAATAGTCTTCCAAATGTTAAATTATACATTTAAAACTTCCAACTCATCATATCTATAAGTTAATCCATCACGTACTACAGATACATTTTCAAAAGTTCCTACTTGTTCAATGTATCTTTTAACAATAACATCACAGAACTTTTCATCAAGTTCAATAGTATAGCAAATACGATTAGTCTGCTCACAAGCAATTAATGTGGAACCACTCCCTCCAAATGGGTCTAAAACAATACAATTACTCATACTAGAATTCATAATAGGATAAGCAATAAGGGGTATTGGTTTCATTGTTGGATGATCACCATTTTTCTTTGGTTTATCGAATTCCCAAATAGTAGATTCCTTTCTACCCGTATACCACTTATGTTTACCTTTTTTCTTCCACCCAAAAAGTATAGGTTCATGTTGCCACTGATATGGACTTCTTCCAAGAACTAAGGATTGTTTTTTCCAAATACAAGTACCACTTAGATAAAATCCAGCATCAATAAAAGCTTTACGAAAATTAAGCCCCTCAGTATCTGCATGAAATACATAAATACTAGCGTCATATTCCATTACATTTTCCATATTAACAAAAGCATCATATAAAAATTGATAAAATGAATTGTTGTCCATATTGTCATTTTTAATTTTTCCAGCAGAACCTTCATAATTTACGTTATATGGAGGATCTGTTACTATAAGATTAGCTTTTTTACCACACATAAGTAATTCATAAGTTTCTGATTTAGTACTATCACCACAAATAAGACGGTGATTTCCTAGTGTCCATATATCTCCACTTTTACTTAATGTAGGATTTTGCAACTCCTTATTGACATCAAACTCATCATCTTTAACCCCATCTTTTACATCTACTTTAAATAAATCATCTATTTCACTTTGGTCAAATCCAGTAAGAAACACATCAAAATCTTCACCTTGTAAATCTGTAATTAATAGTGCTAATTTTTCCGTATCCCATTCACCATTTATTTTATTTAAAGCTATATTCAAAGCCTTTTCTTTTTCTTCATCCACTTCAATTACTACACAATCAACTTCAGTTAATCCCATATCGATGAGTACTTTTAAACGTTGATGTCCACCTACTACTCTTCCCGTTAATTTATTCCAAATGATTGGTTCTACATATCCAAACTGCTCAATTGAACGCTTTAGTTTTTCATATTCTTCATCGCCTTGTTTTAAATCTTTACGAGGATTATAATCTGCTGGTATTAATTCTACTGTATTCTTTTTTTCAATAACCATTATTTAACTCCTTTCCTAGTCATAAGCAACCTTTCCATAACATCATCTTGTGGTGTTAACCCCTTCCATTCTACAGAACAGTTTTCTTTTACTATTTGAAAAATTTGATACCATATCTGATTAACTTGTTTCATATATGTTTGACTCATAGCTACATAAGGACTTGCTATAGCATTTCCTGTTGTCGGATGTTTTGCTAAAAATCCAAAGTCTGAAATACATTGCTCACATTGAATCCATCTTGAAACACTCATTGCATACTGTTCAATAAGTTGTGAACTAACAACTCTTTCACAACCTCGTTCTTTAAGCCAACTCCAAGTTTCTTTATATATATCTTCTGCACATAAATTTATCCCATTTTTCTGTTTTGCTTTTAAGTATTCCTTAATTGGTGGAACTTCTTCTCCTAAAAATGATGGTGGCTCTGGCAATTCAATCACTGTAGCACTTCTTCCATCTCCAATCTTATCAATTAGAGATTTTGCTTTCCTTCCAGAACCAAACCTTGCTCCCCCACGATTTGTACCGTCTTTTGCCATAACCATTACCTCACTTTTTTGAGTATCGTTTAATACCCTCTTTGATTTCTGATTTTTATGCGTAAAACCCCACGCCCGTTGTACAAGTAATTCTATATGGAGATTTTATCTCCCCCTACCTTCATCTTCGTGTGTTCCACCTATCCCCATTTTGTGCATGAATCCTTGCATGACATTCTTTACACAATGCAATTAAATTACTTCTATTATGAGTTCCACCTTTTGATAGTGGTATCTTATGGTGTATATCTGCTGTCTTTATATATTTATTTTCAGATAAACATTTTTCACATAATGGGTGTTCTACTGCATAAGCATTACGGATTCTTTTCCAAGCTCTCCCGTATCTAATACGTGTATCTTGATTTCTCTCATACTTCTCGTAACGTCTGTTTTCTTGTTTCTCATGTTCATCACAAAATCTACCATCAGTTAACTTGGGACAATTAGGATAAGAACATGGTCTTTTAGGTTTTCTTGGCATAACTTTACCTCCACTTTGTATATAAAAAAAGTCTTGTAAGATTTCTCCTACAAGACTTTCTAACCACTATTCCATATTACAAGTATACCCTCTATTTTG